TGACTTCAGCGGTGACGTCAAGTCCACTGCCGCCGAGGTAGAACGTGCTCTCAGAGAGCGCACGGGGACACGTACCAGCCTTGAGAAGGCCAGTCGGCTCACAGGTCTCCCACAGATTTGGAACGCCTTGGATAAAGGTTCTACCGCCTCTGACGTGGCAACCCGAGCCGAGGTCTACAAGAAGGTTCTGGCTGAGACAGGCAACCAAGCGGAGGCCATGTATCAGGCCATGGAGGTCTTGAACTTCAGCCGCAAGGGTAACTCTGCTCTCATCCGTATTGTGACTGCGCTGGTGCCGTTTATGAATGCCCGGATTCAGGGTCTGGACGTTCTCTACCGTTCCGGGTTTGGAAAGATGGCAACCGCTACACGTGAGCGTCAGCAGAAGGCCTTCATTACCCGTGGCCTGACCCTGTTCGCTCTCTCTTCCATGTATTGGGCGCTTGCCTCTGACACGGAGGAATACAAGACCGCTACCCCCGAGGAACGGGACAACAACTGGATCATTGGATCTGTTCGTGTCCCGATCCCGTTCGAGATCGGAACCATCTTCAAGGTCTTCCCTGAGCGGATCTATGAGTACTTTTTCGGGATGGACACGGGTCGGGATCTCAAAGAGTCGATTGTTAGAAACATCACATCGACCCTTGCGTTTAACCCGATCCCACAGGCTTTCTTGCCTGCCGTTGAGAACATTGCCAACTACTCCTTCTTTACCGGTCAACCGATTGTTGGTCGTGGAATGCAGGACGTTGCGGCTCCGTTCCAAGCCACTCCCGGTACCTCTCTGTTGGCACAGCAGGTCGGAGAGGCCACAGGTCAGTCCCCGATGATGATTGATAACCTCATCCGTGGGTACACAGGAACAATCGGAACCTATGTGGTTCAGGCTCTGGATGCTGTCATGCGGGGAGAAAATGATCCTCCGAAACCTGCCATGGGAATCGAGCAGTTCCCGGTCTTGAAGCGGTTTTTTGCTTCCCCACAAGGCTCAGGAACAATCGATGCCTACTACAACCTGAAGCAACGGGTCGATGAAGCAACAAGAACAATCAACTTCCTTGAGCGCACCGGTGGAACCCAAGACCTTCAGGAATACCTCTCTGGCAAGGGTGGCAAACTGATCATGATCAAGCCTTATATCCAAGCCATGGAGAAGGACATGAAGAGCCTACGGGAGATGCGCCGTGCTGTTCAGATTTCCCAGATCGATGCGGATCAAAAGCGTCAGATTCTAGATTCCATCAGAGCCAGTGAGGTTGCTATCACTTCTCGGGTTCAGTTTGTGAAAAAACTTGTAGACTGATACCACAAATCCCCGAGATTTGGTCATGAACACAACCCCCCGCTTAGGCGGGGGGCATGATTTTCTTCCTGACCTGTTCCAGCAAGTCCCACTCCGATCCATACCGCTTCTCGAACTCCTTCTTCCAAGGGTGCCGGGAGACGTACTGTTCGTTTTTTACACCTGACCGGTGATGGTTAGGACAAAGCGGGATGGTATGGAAGTCGTCTACCCTCCGGTTGCCGTTCTGATGAATGTGATGAATGTCCGGCGGAGACCTGACCCCGAGTTCGTTTAAACACACTATGCACCCGAGGTCTTGCAAGGCCGCAAACCATTCCTGCTTCTTCATTAAATCAGTGCCCGTAAATTTTTCAAATATAGGACGTGGTGATTAATGTTTGGTTGTGGAGAGGGTTCAAGATTGTCTTGTTTAAAAATATCTGACGGTGCAAACCATCCAAGAATATTCACTGTCCTAAAGTTTACGTAGCAATAGATGTATCGATCAATGTCATTTTTTGACTTCCATTCTGGTATGTAAACACGTTCACGCCCCGGCTTCGTGCTTTTGACATCCGTTCTTCTGCCGCCAATAAGGCAGTCATAGCCACCCGCACGTGGCTCAAAGGAAAGGTCTGGGCAAACGTTGAAGTATTTACAGACGGCTATCTCTGCGACAAACCCATCAACAGCAATCATGAAACCATCGTCTTGTCCCATTTGGCGATCATTGACCCCGAAGTCTTTATTTACAAACTGACGGATGGAAGAGATGTGAACCGCTGTTGCGTATTCACTTGGCTTGAGAATGATATCCATATTTAAACGTTCAAATGACCCACCGCTTCCCGGCAAAAGTCCGGGGAGAACTTGGCGTAGACCCGCTCGGTGATGGCTGTGGATCTGTGACCAAGCAGACGGGAAATCTGGGTCATCGGGACATTCTTCTGGGCCAACTGTGTGGCAACGGTGTGCCTCAGAATGTGCGGCGTTATATCCAGACCGGCCTCTTTCATGATCTTCCACCACTTGGTGCGGAAGTCTCTGAGTCTCTTGCCCCGTTCTTGGATTACATATTCCCCGTTGCGATCAAGACTCTCAAGAAGAGATCTAAGGCTATCAGACATAGGAACAATTCCACGGTTCTTTCTCCTGTGTGCCATCGGAAGGGATGGGTCATTGAAGTCGATCAATCCTGTTTGGAAGTCCACCTGTTCCCACTTGAGAGAGAGGATTGCTTCCTTCCTTTGACCGGTCATGAGAGCCATGCGAACAAACAACTCGACCTTGGGAAACTGTTTACATGCACTCAACAAGGCTGCGGATTCTGACTGGGTCAAATACTGACCCCGTGGTGCGGGCGCCGGTAAACGGTTGATGATCGGCAAGAAGTCAATGTCACCACGTTTAAACGACCAGCGTAACGCTGCCTGAAGCACAGCCAATTCTCTGTTGATCGTGCCGGGGGAAGCAGACCTACCACGGATGTAGTGCTCTACAAACTTCGAGACGCCTCGAACGGAATGGCTGTAAAGGGGTGCAAGATTGTTGATGGCAATCTTTCCCCTCTTGTAACTGACCGTCTTTTCGAGGTGCACCTCGTAACTGGAAAGGATCTGTTGGATGTTCATTTCAATACTTCTGGAGGTGCAACCTTGCCAGCCCATACGTTGGCGCAAACAATTTCGAGTTCAAGGGACGGGCGGGGTGAGACTCGTAGGGCTTCCTTCTTCCCCGCTTCAAAGATTTCTACCATGCTCATGGCTTTAACACGAGACCCATGCTGTACACCGATAAAAAATATGGCGGCAACAAGGATCACCATTCCTGATACCACTGTTGCTAGTAGGATTCTATCTTTCATGTGTTCTTCTCCTTTAGTTTGGCTTCCAATGCGGCGATCATGTCTATTACATAAGGACGATTTGCCATTGAGATTTCTTTGGCTTCTTCTTTAGTCAGCCCAACCCATTCACGCTGTTGTGGTGCTGTATACAAAGGCTTCCAACCATGCTCTAGTGCCCATTGTTTGTATGTTGTAACGCTCCCATAAGCATCAGGATCGTGCCATGCAACCGGCTCTTGATTAGAGTGAATCTTGTTTGCATGAGGGCGCTCTGCCCGTTTAATCTCTTCGCACATACAGATCACGTTGCCACATTCAGGACAGTAGCCGCTCATGCTTTCTCTCTTGCTCGTATAGCGCCAGCGCACTCATCAGCCACAGATTCGAGATCCGGGTAATGAACACGGGCATGTTTGTTCGCTACTTCCTCGCAGATAACGGCACATGCTTCACGCTCTGCCTTCTGCACCATAAACACAAAGTCCAGCAAGCCCTCGTCCTTGAAGATCCAGCAACCGGAGTCATCTTGAAAAGAATTCTTCTCGGCTAGTTCAAAGATTTGTTCGTCGTTCATTTATTTCCCCTAACTTATGTTGAACGTTTAGGTTTGGTCGCACCGTGTTCCTGTATCAATCTTGTTATGTACCAAACGGCTTTGTGTAGATCCTCTACCCCGTTCTTCCTTTTCCATCTCCATAGGTACTTGATGGCGTTCCCGGCGCAATAACCCTCAAACCCATTTAAACCATCACATGCCGCACGAATGGCATCTATGGCTTCAATGCCGCCGTAGTTGTAATGTGGCGGATGATTAACTGGATCTCCAATTGCTTCTTTAAAGTCACTCATTGTTCAATTCCTTTTTGCAGATTTCCAACACTGCCACATTCAGACCAATTGCCCCAATACCTTCAGCGGCCTCACTGTCCATGATCTTGATAACCTCCAACGCCATCTCGCCTCGACCAAGGTTCCACGCCCTGCTCCATGCCATCCAGAAGGATGGAAGACTTTCTGGGCTGGCACCAAAGTAATCACGGAAACACGCAACCATCTGCTCGTTCATTTTGCAATCTCCTGAATTTCACGCATCACTTTCTCGTAATTGGTCTTGTAAAAATTAACTTGCTTCGTCAAGAGAAGGATCGCTTCCTTCA